GTGGTCAATTCCCTCATGGATAAGATTGCAGCCAAATGTGCTATCACCCGGAATCCACAGGCACCTCCTGCTGCACAGGACCGCGCAGGCCGCTCTGTAGATGCGCTCAGAGCTGATCTCAACACCATCAAAAATTACATCTAATTTGGAGGTATTCATTATGACAATTATCGAAATGCGCGATAAGCGCACCAAACTTCTGGTCACTATGGACGGCTTTCTGGAAACCCATCGTAACGACAAGGGTGTCCTTTCCGCAGAGGATGATGCCACTTACTCCAGCATGGAGTCCGAGCTGTCCTCTCTGACCAATGAAATCAAGCGTATGGAGCGGCGTGAAGCCATCGATGCCGAGCTGGCAAAGCCCGTAACCACCCCCATTACCGGGCAGCCCATGAACACCACCCCCGGTGCCGAAAAGCCTAAGACCGGTCGGGCTTCCGAAGCCTACGCCAAGGATATGCTGGCTGCCATGCGCTCCAACTTCAAGCGGGTCTCCAACGTCCTGCAGGAAGGTGTGGATGCCGATGGCGGCTATCTGGTTCCCGAAGAGTATGACCGCCGTCTGATTCAGTCCCTGGAGGACTCCAACATTATGCGTCAGCTGGCAACCAACATCACCACCTCCGGTGAGCGGAAGATCAATGTTGCAGCGACTACGCCTGCCGCCGCATGGATTGAGGAAGGTGGAGCCCTGTCTTTCGGTGAGGCCACCTTCGACCAGATTCTGATGGACGCGCACAAGCTGCACGTTGCCATCAAGGTCACCGAGGAGCTGCTGTACGACAACGCTTTCAATCTGGAAAGCTACATCATCACTCAGTTTGGCAAGGCCCTGGGCAATGCCGAAGAGGACGCCTTCCTGAATGGTGACGGTGCGGGTAAGCCCCTGGGCATCTTTGCCGAGAAGGGCGGTGCCGAGATCGGTGTGACCGCCGCTTCCGCTACCGCCATCACCGCAGATGAGATCATCAGCCTGGTGTATTCTCTGAAGCGCCCCTATCGTAAGAATGCCAAGTTCATCATGAACGATCAGACCATTGCAGCTCTGCGCAAGCTGAAGGATAACAACCAGGCATTCCTGTGGCAGCCCTCCATGCAAGCGGGTGAGCCCGACCGCCTGTTTGGCTATCCTGTTTACACCTCCCCCTACGTTCCCACCATTGCGGCTGGGAAGCCTGTCATCGCATTCGGCGATTTCAAGTACTACAATATCGGCGACCGTGGCACCCGCTCCTTCTCTGAACTGAAGGAGCTTTTTGCTGGCAACGGCATGGTCGGTTTTGTAGCCAAGGAGCGTGTGGACGGCAAGCTGATCCTGCCCGAAGCCGTCAAGGTTCTCAAGATGAAGGCAGCTTAATGAAAGGAGGCGACGATGATGGACGAACTTCTGACAAAGGTCAAGCAAAACTTAATTCTGGAACACGAGGCTGACGATTCCTTGCTGAAGAGTTACATCACCGCCGCCGTTTCCTATGCCGAAAGTTATCAGCATATCCCGGCTGGTACTTACACCGAAAAGCCCATGCCGCCCACCACAGAGCAAGCAGTGATCATGCTTGCCTCTCATTTTTATGAGTCCCGTGACGGCAGCACGGGCGGTTTCTTTTCCGACAATGTACAAGCCGGGCAGCAGGTGTGGGAAACCGTAAATCTGCTACTCCGGCTTGACCGGGAATGGAAGGTGTAACCATGAGTTTTGGGAAGATGAACGGCTTTGCTGACATTGTCATTTCAAAGAGGCAGAAGGATGCAGAGGGCTTTTCCACTACGGTGGATGAAGTCCTCGCATCTATCCGTGTATACCGGGAGGGTCGCCACAGCACCCAGAAGTGGGCAAACCTGGCTGCATTTTCCGAGGCTACAGACCTCTTTCGTTTCCGTACCATTCCAGGGCTGACCATTACCACAGACCACATCATCGTCTGTGACGGTGATCGGTTTGAGGTGACCTCCGTTGAGGATGTCAAAGGGCGCGGTATGTACACCGAGGTGCTGGCAAAAAAGGTGGTGGCCACTAATGGCAAAAGTTGATGTAAAAATGCCGGAGGACTTCCTCGTGAAGCTATCCAAACTGGGCGACAAAACAGACGAGATTACTGGCCATGTACTGGAAGCTGGCGGCGAGGTCGTCCTCCGCAAAGTCGCAGAAAATCTGGCATCCGTCATCGGTTCCGGGACTAAATATGATTCCCGAACAACAGGTGAGCTGCAAGGGTCCCTGGGCTTATCCCCGCCAAAGGTGGATCGGAACGGGAATCAAAATGTGAAAGTTGGTTTTGCCGAACCCCGTAAGGACGGTGGCTCCAACGCCAAAATTGCCAACATTCTGGAATATGGCAAGCATGGCCAGTCTGCAAAGCCCTTCCTGAAGCCTGCAAAATCATCCTCCAAAAAAGAGTGCATTTCTGTCATGATGGAGAAATTTGAAGAGGAGGTCAGCAAGCTATGAGTGTTCTTTCCGACCTTCGTGAAGTGCTTACGCTCCACGGCCTCCCCTTTGAAACGGGTGCGTTTCTGGAGAAAGCACCTCCAAAGTACATCGTGGTAACGCCTCTGGTTGATACCTTTGACCTCCATGCCGACAACGAGCCGGGAGTGGATGTCCAGGAAGCAAGGCTGTCCCTGTACGCACAGGGCAATTACACGAAAGAGAAAAACCGTCTGGTGCGGCTGCTACTTCAGCATGACTTCACCATCACGGATCGCAGATACTTAGGTTTTGAAACCGAAACGGGCTATCACCACTATGTTGTGGATGTAGCCAAATCCTATGAATTGGAGGAATAACTATGGCAACGATTGGTCTTGACCAGCTTTACTATGCCAAGATCACGGAAGATGAATCCGGCATAGAAAGCTACGCCTCTCCCACCAAACTGGCGAAAGCCATCTCCGCCGACCTGTCTGTTGAAATGGCGGAAGCCACGCTGTACGCAGATGATGGTGCTGCAGAAATCGCCAAGGAGTTCAAGAGCGGCACACTCTCCCTGGGTGTTGACGATATTGGCTCCCAGGTGGCATCCGATCTGACCGGCTCCACCATCGACAACAGCGGTGTTGTCATCGCGGCAAGTGAGGACGGCGGTGATCCCGTGGCCGTTGGCTTCCGTGCCAAAAAGGCCAATGGCAAGTACAAGTATTTCTGGCTGTACCGGGTGAAGTTTGGCATCCCGGCAACTGCACTGGCTACCAAGGGCGACAGCATCTCCTTCTCCACCCCGAAGATCGAAGGCACGATTCTTCGCCGGAACAAGCCGGACGGTAAGGGAAAGCACCCCTGGAAAGCTGAGATTACCGAAGATGAGACCGGCGTTTCTGCCTCTGTCATCACCAACTGGTATAAAGAAGTCTATGAGCCCAACTACGGCGCAGCCGAACCCGTCTGATAAGGAGGACAGTGTATGGATACAGAACGTACTTCCGTGATTACCATCGGCGGTGAGCAGTATGAACTGCTGCTGACCACCAGAGCCACCCACCAGATTGCTGGCCGTTACGGTGGCCTGGACAACCTGGGCGAGAAGCTGATGAAATCCGAGAACTTTGAACTGGCCATCAGTGAGATTGTCTGGCTCATCACCCTTCTGGCAAATCAGTCCATCCTCGTCTACAACCTCAAGAACAAAGCGGCCCCCAGGGAACTGTTGGATGAGGATACCGTGGAGCTGCTGACTTCTCCTGCTGATCTGGCGGATTACAAAACCGCTATCACCGAGGCTCTGTTCAAGGGCACCAAGCGAAATGTCACCAGTGAGGTGGACACAAAAAACGAAGCAGTCGAGTAAGTGACGGGGAGTTATTTACTCGACTGCTTTATTATGGCATCGCCCAGCTTCATCTGACCATGGATGAGGTGTGGCTGATGCCATTTGGTTTGCTCCTCGACCTCTGGGAGTGCCATAAACAGTATCACGGCATGGCCAAGCCCAAACGGGAGATGTACATCGATGATATCATCCCGGACGGCATATAATTCTCTTATTTGTATTGCATTTGTACGGGCAATCGTGTATAATGGTAGTGCAAGTGGAAACCATACCCTTGAAAGGAGTTTTCAATATGGCAAAATCAGCTAACCTCTATGCACGAATCGAGCCGGAATTGAAAGAACAGGCCGAATCCATTCTGTCTGCTCTCGGCATCCCGGCATCGAATGCCATCACTATGTTTTACAAACAGATCATCCTTCAGAATGGTCTGCCGTTTGAACTGAAACTTCCGGATCACCCTCTGGACATTAACCGTATGACACCTGCCCAGATTCATGCAGAATTAGAGAAAGGATATGCGGATATTCAGGCCGGACGCACTGTGCCTGCTGATCAGGTGTTTGCCGATCTCTACGCAGAACTCGGACTATGACATATGACATTCATATCGCTGCGGAAGCCAAGACTGACCTCCGCAGTATTTACCGCTATATTGCCTTTGAACTGAATTCCGCAAAAAATGCATCTGGACAGATCAAGCGGCTGGAAAAAGCAATCAAATCATTGAACAAGATGCCGGAACGGTATCGGGTTTATGACCAGGAGCCCTGGAAAAGCCGGAACCTTCGCATCCTTTCTGTCGACAAGTACCTCATTTTCTACATCCCCAACAACGATAAGCGCATCGTTACTATCATGCGAATTATGTATGGTGCAAGAGATATTGACGCCCAACTGAACGAGGATTAAGAAAAAATTTCATCATAAAAGAGTCGAGAAATCGGCTCTTTTTTCATGCTCGGAGAAATCCGGGCTTTTTTTATGCCATTTT